TTCTTTGCAGAGATTTCCCGCCATGTTGAGAAGCGTTCAAGCACGGCAATCCCTACCGCTGGCGTTCGTATCACTAAGGAGGGACAGTTTGAGATGATGTATAATCCCAAGTTCTTTGAGGGATTGACGCGAGAGCAGCGTGCAGGCGTTATTAAGCATGAGTTTTATCATTTGGTTTTCGGTCACGTTACTGATCGTATGCCAGACGGTAAAATGAGCAAGCGTTGGAATGTTGCAACTGACCTTGCAATCAATAGCCATATCAAGGATGAACTGCCTTCAATGGCTTGCATCCCCGGTGTTGGTCCCTTCAAGGATCTGCCACTGTTTGAGAGTGCAGAGTATTATTACAATCATTTGCCTCAGAAGGATGATAAGAAGGGCGAAGGGTTGGGACAGGGATCTCCTGACGGTGGTGGTGAGGGAGAGCCTGATTCCTTTGACGACCATTCCGAATGGGGTGAGAACGCTGAAAACCTTGATCCCGGTCTGCGTGAACTTGCTAAGGAACGTCTGCGTGAAATGATGCGAAACGCAGCAGACGAGGCAAACAAGTCCTCTAATGGTTGGGGTTCTGTCACTCATAATATTCGCAAGGATATTATGGATCGTATTAGTGGCAAGATTGATTGGCGTGCGGTCCTGCGCTACTTTATCAAGACCTCCCAGCGTTCTGCAAAGACTTCCACGGTTAAGCGTATCAACAAGCGTTACGCTTACATCCATCCCGGTCAGAAGGTTCTGCGTCATGCAAAGATTGCTATTAGCATTGACCAGAGCGGTTCTGTCTCGGATGAAATGCTGGAAGCCTTCTTCTCCGAACTAAACAACCTTGCAAAGATTGCCACGTTTACTGTGGTTCCCTTTGACACTCAGGTTGATGATAAGCTTGTTTATGTTTGGAAGAAGGGAATGTCTCGCAAGAAGGAGCGTGTTAAGTATGGCGGAACTGACTTTGACGCTCCAACCAAATATGTTAATGATAAGGGTTTTGATGGGCATATCGTGTTGACGGATATGCAGGCACCAAAGCCTATCACTAGCAAGTGCCAGCGTATGTGGATGACTACTAAAGATTGTATGTCTAGTATGCCGTTCAAGACGCATGAGCGGGTTATTCCAGTTGAATAAATAAACACATACGGTGTGGGCAGTAAGGCAGACGATACTGCCCACACCAATGATGTTTGATATAGCATTGCCGGGGGCTGGGAATGGCAATAAACCTCCCAGTATATCAAAATCCAGCCGCCCCGTCAAGCACTATTTTCTACCTGTCACCTACGGGTGACGTAACGTGGGGGTGACACCCTCTAAAAAACAGGTTGCAAAAAGCCGAGAGCAGAAGTATTATCTACCTATGACCCAGACCGAAAAGCAGTACGCAAAGAATGTTGGCAAGTTGTTTATCTCTAAGAACCGTGAGTTTAATCATGACAAGAAAGGCTTTGAGTATACACACTCCCTTTGCTTTGTCTATGGTATGTACCGTACTGGATACAATGGCAAGACGGGTGCATATGGCTATAAGGTTCAGACACTCGCACCTAGTCGTGATGATTGGAGGAAGGAATATACTGTAAAGTGTAGGGAGTTTGCTGGACACTTTCGGCGCAGCTATTGGCATCAGATGGAGTATATTCCCCTGACCCCTGAGAATACGGAACTGATTGGAAAAGTTATTGACGTACCAGAAAATGAATGATAAGATGATAACCATGACCCAAACGGAGAAGCAATATAGCAAACATATAGGCAAACTGTTTTGGTGCGGTGAACGCTCATACGAATCAGATAAACAGGAATACGTATATTACTTTAATCTCGTAATGATTAACGGGGTCCAAAGACATAAATATAGCAAAAAGTTTCAATATAGAATAGAAGTGTTATCATCAGGTTATAGAGACAACACGCCATATATGCTTGATTGTTCTTGGTTTAAGAACCTGTTAGGAAAAATCAACAAATATGGCAACGGTTACTTTCCAGTAAAAACAGGAGAGGTAGAAAAAGATGTTGCCCAAATCCCGAAAGCGTGTTAAGATGGGTTGCAAGCATAAGTATCAAGTTCGTATCGGCTATGAGGAAGCGGAAAGTTTTGCAGGAGATATGTATCAACTCGATGTGACAGAGGTTTATGAATGTTTGGACTGTAAGAAAATCGTCAAGGTGTAGAAAAAAGATATTGACCTCCAGCACAAAATAGAATAAGATGGTTTCTGAAGTTAAGCGAAGTGATTGCAGTTAACCCTAACCAGTAGTTCTCTCTCTAACCAAGGAAAACAATATGTCCTCTATCTCTAACTCTGATGTTGTGTCCGCTGTGCAGACTTTCGTTTCCACCAATAACCGTCCCTGTCCCTCGCATTTCCTGACTGAGAAGTTTGGTGATGATGTGTTGGATGTGATTGACGAGCTTAAGGCTTCTGGCGTTCTGCTTGGTCTGCGTGGTCGCAATGGTGGTCTTGCCACTCCTGATTCCGAGATTGTGGCTAAGCGTTCTGCCAAGTCTAAGACTGTAAGCAATACTAACGAGCCTGCACAGGAGTCACCCCAGATTGCTGCCTCTGCTGTGTAAGCTGATTTGGTAGCGGTAAGACAAGAGAGACAGGGTTTTATTAAATAAAAACTAAGCTATATGTAGCTTGTTCCCTGTCTCTCTTGTTTGTTGTATCTAACATAAGGATTAAACATAATGTCTCTGTGGCGTTGTTCAGTTTGTAATAAGGCAGGTCTTGAAGATGATTTTGTTTTCGTTCCTGTTGATGATACTCATGAGGATATATACTGTTTTGATTGTGCTCCTCCAGAAGCAATGAAACAGCACTGGCCTGTTGATGAGGAGGATGACAATGACAGTGACTGAGAGGAATTATAGAAAGTATCTTGGCAAGCTTTATTGGTCTACTAACAGAAGTTCGCTTGTGACGATTGAAAACGTTTTTCGTTCACAGTATGGTAACCGTTGGAAGTTTGAAGTATTCTATACTGATACAGATATTACGCCGCAGAATAGAAAGATTGACTGTGTAAGAATTAAGAAGTTGGTTGATGAGAAAGTATGGATTCCAGCTGGCCAGTATATCAAAAACCAGCCCCCGGTGTCAAGCGAAAAGTAACAGAAAAAAGTTGTTGACTTCCTCCACCACTCTGGTAATATCTTCCCATCATGAGCACTTGGAAATACAACCGAATGTATGCAGCGCGGGCACGTACTCCTGTTGAGAAGGTTACGGATGCCACTATCCCCACTCGTATTGATGCCATTCTCAACAATGGTATCTGCAATGATTGGGAAAAGAACTTCTGTACTTCAATCAAGGAAAGCTTTACTAAGTATCAGGGTCTGACTAAGGGACAATATGATACGTTTGTAAAGGTTGAGAGTCGTTATGATGCTGCTAATGTTGCGGCACGTAATAACTGGAATGTCGCTTGGGATGCTAGCAAGAAGGCGAAGTGGGATAAGATGATTGAGTATTATTCCAAGACGCCTTATTACAAGGGAGCCACTGATAAGGTTAGGGTTAATCCTAACTACATTCCCAGCGAAAAGGAATACGCTGCAATCTGTGAAAACAAGTATGCTGTTAAGATGCTTGTCCAACAGAATATTCCTCCCAAGTATAAGATGGGTGAACTGGTTGTCTATAAGGAGTATGGCAACTATCATCTGGCAACCGTTGTTGTGGTTGGCAATGTTGAGTCTTGGGTCAAGGGTTCACGCGAATACAAGATTAACATTGTTGGGGATGCTTCGCTTAGGACTTGCGAGGAACGGGATATGTTGTATTACCGTGAGTCTATTATCCCTAAACTTTCTAAGAAGGAGGAAGCGCCTTTTTAGTTGACCTCTAGCGCGCGCTGTGGTAGAATATACACAGCGCGGCGGCTAGAACACAATATATGAAACATAATATTGGCGATTTGATTTGGGGTAGTGGCGATTACTTTGGTACGATTGTGAGAGTGCTAGAAGAAAATAATACTACTTATTACATCGTTCATTGGTTTAAAGACGGTAAAGAGATTGAGTATACTCAAAATAATATCACTCTAATGAAGGATTATTTTAAGAGAAAGCATCCATGAATAACATTAAGACGCGAGACTATTTCATGTTGCTTATTATCAACGGTGTTACCAAGAGCGGCACCCATAAGGATAAGAAGCGGGAACAAAATAAAAAGAAGTGCAGAAAAAAGGTTGACACCCGCAGGGAAGATTGATATACTAGCCGCCATGATTGGAACCTTGTTTATAGATGATATGGGGATACTCTTAATGGTTGTCAGGAAGGCACCCCAAACTCCTAATGATGATACGTATTGGGAATGTGATAGTGTGTTGGATGGTGATGGCAGGTTTCTTTGGTATAAAACAGATGACGTATTAGCGGGACAGAATCTTCTTGACAAACTCCTGCTGAATGGTGTAGAATAGATACATGGCAGACATCAACATCGGTGATATCCTTTATGACCCAGAGGCAGAAGGAAACATGATTGGGTGGGTAACTAAAAAGAAATATGGATTTAACTACTGGTATGTCCAGTGGAACGATGGCGAGTCTACGAGACTACATCAAGATATTGTGCGGGACTTGAAAAAAGAATGGTACAAACTGAAAAGAAAGTGCTTGACACGGAAGCGGAAGTGATGTAGAATAGGTGATGTAAAAAAGAATACGGACTTGAGGGATGGCTCCCACAACTCGCTTATAACGAGTCGCACTAGATTGGTGCTTGGATAAGGTTCGACTCCTTACAGGTCCATAGAAGAAAGTAGTTGACAAGTGAATAGGTGATGATGTAGAATAGATGTTGTAGACGCTCCTATGGTGGAACAGGTAGACACAACAGACTTAAAATCTGTCGTCCGCGAGGGCATCCCAGTTCGATTCTGGGTGGGAGCATGATGTAAAGTTGTAAAGGGTCTGTAACTCAATGGTTAGAGTACTCGCCTTTTAAGCGATAAGTTGTCGGTTCGAGTCCGACCAGACCCACTATGAATAAACGTAAAACTCCAATAATTGGAGAATATGAAATTAGAAATTGCAGCAAACATGGTGAGGTTCGCTATGTGAAAGAATCTAGTGGTTACTGGCGTTGTACGAAATGCAGAAATGCAAATGTTAGCAATCGTAGAGACAAATTGAAGTTAATGGCAATTGAATATAAAGGTGGGGAATGTCAGAAATGCGGATATAATAAATGTAATAGAGCATTAGCATTTCATCATCTAGACCCAACACAAAAAGACTTTGGTTTAGCAAAAAGCGGATTAACAAGAAGTTGGGAAAAGATGAAAGAAGAACTTGACAAGTGCATATTAGTATGTCATAATTGTCACGCAGAGATACACGATGAAGAACATATAAGAAGTTATTAGTAGGGGCATAGTTTAATTGGCAAAACCTCTGACTTTGAATCAGATGACGTGAAGGTTCGATTCCTTCTGCCCCTTTGTTGTTATTCCCAAGTAGCTCAGTTGGTAGAAGCGCCGAACTGTTAATTCGGATGTCGTTGGTTCGAATCCAACCTTGGGAGCAAGTAGTATGTAGTCGGCCCTATCGTCTAGCGGTCAGGACACAGCCCTTTCAAGGCTGTTACGCGAGTTCGAATCTCGCTAGGGTCATATGGAAATCAAAGAAGGTGACTTGGTTTGGGAAATACTTAATAAGTTTGGGACAGTAATAAAAGTTAAAGGTGAAAGAGTTGCAATATACTGGCATACTCCAACGCATCCAAGAGAGAACACAAACTATCTTAAGCCAGAATTTCATGTGAAGTATGTAAGACAGTGGAAACGTAATGTTGAAGATAAATGCAGCGTTAGCTCAATTGGATAGAGCAACGAGCTTCTACCTCGTAGGTTGGGGGTTCGATTCCCTCACGCTGTGCTGTTGGAGGATTAGTTCAGTTGGTTAGAACGCAAGCCTGTCACGCTTGAGGTCATGGGTTCAAGTCCCATATCCTTCGCATAATAACGGAAGTGACGCCTTACTGGACTAGGCAGTAGACTGTAAATCTACCGTTCTCACAAACAAGGGGGTTCGATTCCCTCCACTTCCACTATGATTGACGACTTTATCTATAATACACTGGAGATAATCGTGGGACTATCGCAGATTGCTTTTTACCTGTGGCTCATTTTCGGTCTTGACTTCTTCAAGAGTTTCTTTTAAACTAGCCGCCATGTTAAAGACAAGAAAGCTGAATCTAGGTGATTTGGTTGCGGTAACAGAGCATAAAGATAATATCACTATTGGAATGATTGTAGAATTTGATGATGCTTATACTACCTACAAGATTGAGTGGTGCAACGGTAAACATATCTGGACTAAGGCATCGTGGATAACTACCCAACAGTACCGCAACATTTTCCTTGACTGGAAGGCACAGCTGTTGTAGAATGGTTCTCATGAATGACTCTTACATCGGCAAGCTGTTCGCAATGGATTGGCATCCTCCCAGCGTTGGAGTTGACCTAGAACAAAACATATATCTTTATATGGTTGTTTCTCCCGTTGCTCATGGGAATGATTACATTGCTCATGGGAATAATTACATTTGTGAATCCCTGACTTCGGGCAGACAATACGTTTATAACGAATACGAAATCATCAGAGGTCTTGTTTCTTATAAGAATTGGAAGGAGAACAATAATGTTTGATATCCGCGAAGGTGATAGTTTGTTGGGCTATAGTATTGCTACCAAGGACTATATTGTTGGCATCGTCACTGATATTAAGCTTGACGCTATTGCCCGTAAGCAGTATAATGTTCATTGGGCTGATGCACAAGTTGGATGGTTGGACCATAACACCGCTGTACGTTTGCGTGAGAAATATCTTGACTTCCGCAACAAGTAGGGTATAGTGTTTATCATGGATATCAAAATCGGTGACAGTGTTGCGTTCATTGGCAGTGTTGCATCCACTGGTAAATCTTTCAGCTACGTTGGCGTGGTGTCAAAGATATCTAACCATAACCCTCGTTATTGTGTTTCTTGGAATGACGGTACGGAAACTTACGAAGATAGTCCTGAGATTGCCAATTTCCGAAAACAATACCTTGACTTCCTCAACAAGTAGGGTATAGTGAACGTCATGGAAATCAAAGTCGGTGACAGCATCCTTTATAAGCGGGTTGGATTGATTGGCATCGTAACTGATAAGAGATATGTCAAAGTATTAGATGATACAATGTATACGATTGCATGGATGGATGGTGAAATGTCAAACGAAAGACATGAAGCAGTTAGTAACTTTCGTGAAGTTTACCTTGACCTTCTCGCAAAGTAGGGTATAGTAGTAA